GGAGGAGGTAGTGGTGGAAAATATGGTGGTGGAGGAGGAAATGTTGTAGAATATCTTACTGGAGATAGAAGGCACCCAAACTTTGAATATAATGGTCATGGAAGAGAATCAAACTATCATGATCATATTGCATTTAAAAGTATCCAAGATAAAGAAAGGGCAAAGGCAGCATTACGTGCGGCAGGAATACAAATAGGTAGTGAATATAGACCGGGAGATCCTGGATGGCACGGAGCAAACTTGGCAATTGATGTTCCTGGAGCACAATGGGGTGGTAGTGGTGCAATCGGACAACGAGAATATAATGGTTCTGCAAGAGTAAGGCAAGTATTAACAAATGCTGGATTTGGTGGTGCAGGATTAGGACATGGATCAAGTGCAATCTCTCGATCTCCTGGTGTAATGCCTGATATTGGATATTCAACAGGACCACAAAATACAATGATAATTATAGAAGAAGAAGCACCAGCACCAATGATGATGGGGCAATCTGAAGGTTCTTCTCCAACTATTGTTATGGGTGCCTCGTTAAATAGTATTATGAAAAGAAAATTACTAACAGATTTAGCATATACTTAAATGTCAGCATCCGGATCTTCACTCTACGAAACACTAATATTAGAATCTAATGATAAACAGAGAACTGTTGATCTAAAGTTAGGTGCTGTTTCGATTGATTATTATGAGGATATTTTTTCACCAACAGTTACTGCTAAAATCAGAGTAATTAACACTGGAGATTCGATTGAAGGTGAGAAAAGTGGTAAATTACAATCAATATATAATGGTCTTCCTTTGAGGGGTGGTGAAAGAGTTCGTATGAAAGTTTTAGATAGAGGTGATGAAAAGAAAGGTCTTGATTTTGCATCAACTCCAAGCAAGTATCTTTATGTTTCTAGTATTACTGATGTAATTTCTGAATCTCAGACAGAAAGTTTTCTACTTAATCTAGTTTCAAGGGAAGCAATCACAAATGAAACTACAAGAGTTGCAAGAAAATATACCGGAACAATTGATCAATCAGTATCAAAAATTTTAAAAGATGTTTTAAAAACCACAAAATTTGATACTGAAGGTATAGAAAAATCTCAAAATAAATATCCATTTATTGGAAATTCAAGAAAACCTTTTACTACTTTAGTTTGGTTAGCATCAAAATCTGTTCCAGTATCTTCTGGAGATTCTAGTGCAGGATTTGTTTTTTATCAGACAAAAGATGGATTTAAATTTAAATCTATTGATGGTTTAATGAAGCAAGAACCAAAAAATAAAAATACACCTTATTATTATACAGAAGTTAATGTAAATGAAACTGAAACAAATAATGATTTTAAAATTTTAAATTATTTTACTGATAAAAATCAAAACTTAATTGAAAAATTAAGATTGGGAGCATATTCTAGTGAAACTATATTTTTTAATCCACTAACAGGAGAAGTAACTCCACCAGAAAAAAGAAAGTTTCAATTTAAAAAATATCAAAATGAAATTGAAAATCTTGGGTCAAAGGGGAAAATATCTTTACCAAAAATGAGTGAAAATTCTAATGAATCATTGGGAGATTCTCCAACTAGAATTATAAATGGAGTATTGAGTATTGGAACTGCAGATTCTAGTGTCTCAAAAAAATTGAGTTATGATCCTGGAACATATCAAGCACAATCTATTATGAGATATAATTTATTACTTACCCAATCAATCAGTATGATGGTGGCATGTAATACTAATCTCAGTGCTGGTGATGTTATTGATTGTAGATTTCCAAAAATCTCATCAGAAGATGAAAATGAAATTGATACCGAAACAAGTGGGTCATATATAATAAAGGAACTCTGCCATCATTTTGAACCTAATAGTTCATACACTTCTTTAAAATTAGTTAGAGACAATTTCGGAATCAAAAAAATAGACAAATGATAGAAGAATCAAGTTTAAAAAGTAATTTTATTGGTAGAGATGGATTTCGTTGGTGGATAGGACAAATTCCTCCAATAGAATCTATGGGTGAGCAATTTAATGGTGAAGGATGGGGAAATAGGATAAAAGTTAGAATAATGGGATATCATCCACTTGATGATAGTGAGGCAGGTTTAACAAATGAGGATTTGCCTTGGGCATTAATTATGCTCGGAACTGCTGATGGTAGTGGAGGATCAAATTTTGCAAAAAGTACAAAGATAAGACCGGGTGATGTTGTCTTTGGATTCTTTATGGATGGAGATGATGCACAGAACCCTGTTATTATAGGAATACTTGGTAATACTGATTTATATACGAAAGGTGATTATAAGTTTCCATTTTCTCCATTTACTGGATATACAACAAATATACCAAAACCTGATAAAGAAGTATCAACTGCAAATGAGGCAAATGAATCTAACAAAACATCTCAAGAATCTCCGGTTCAACTTCCAAAATCAAATGCAACTAAAGCAGGCAAAGCTGCTGCTGGTGGTACTTCAATTGGAATAAAACTTACACCGGCAAATACTTGTGAAAATACGACTCTTACAAATATTGACGAGATATTAAGTAATTTAATTAAATTTATACAAGAAGGTCAAGGAAAAATAAGTGATTACCAAGATAAAATTGATGAAGCTGCAGAATCCATAAAAGCATCTTTAAGTTGGTTAGTCGGTGAGATAATGAAAGCACTTACAGACTTTCTAGTTGGTGATGATAATAAACCTGGAATTATTCCTGTAGCACTTAATGCTCTTTATGCTTCTGTATATTCTGCAATTGTATCGACCGCAGGTCCAGCAGCAGCACATATAGCAGCATCAAAAGCAATCGAAGCATTTGTTATTCCTATCAGTGCATTAGAAGCAGCATTAATATGTGTTGCAAATGCATTATTAGAAGGATTGGTCACTTTAATTCGTGAATTACTTCTTTCTATGTTAGAAAATATTGATAGATTTGTAACTTGTATTGTTGATCAGTTTGTTGGATCACTTTTAAATAGTGTTGTTGATCGCATATCAGATGGATTATCCGGTGCTCTTGGTGGACTTTCGGGTCTTTTAGGTGGAGCAATCGATATTATATCAGTCGCAAGGGATGCAATATCATTCTTCAATAGTCTTGGAGGATTATTGGATTGTAATCAAGTCAATACAAAATGTGATGGAACTAAAGAATGGATTATTGGTCAAGGACCAAAGGATGCAATGGATATAAATCAATCATTTGATAGTATTTTCAATGTAGTCAATACTGCCGGAGCACTTGCTAATGATGTAATAAACACAATCGAAGGAGTTCCAACAAGTATTCAAGAATTAACTGGTGGAATTACTGATGTTGTTGATATTTTCAATGGTGATTCTTTAATTGAAGGTAGGACGGGAGATTTTGGAAATTGTCTTACAACTTATCCCACTAGTTGTGGTTCTGCACAAATTAAAATATTTGGTGGTGGAGGAACCGGTGGTTCTGCAATTCCTATATTAGGGCCAACCATAGAAAGAATTATTAATAATACATCTATCGGGCAAAATATAACTAAAACTGCAAATGTTATAGGAGTTGTTTTAGAAAATGCTGGTTCTGGTTATCGTTTCCCGCCATTTGTAGAAATTACTGATGAATGTGGAATTGGATATGGTGCAAGAGCAAGAACTACAATTAACAATGAAGGTCAAATTACCTCTATCTATATGGTATCTTCTGGTGAGAATTACCCGATTAATGGAGATAGTGGATATGGAGTTATTGATGTGGTTGTAGTTTCTAGTGGTATTGAGTATCAGGTAACAGATACTGCTACAGATAATTTTGGAAATGAATATTCTTTAACTATTGAAGATGGTAGGATTATTTCTGCATCTATAATAAATAAGGTTGAGGTTCCAGATCTTGTTAGTATCAGAATTAATTCTGAAACCGGTTTAGGTGCAGTTCTCAAACCAATTCTTGGAAAAATTGATGATTTGTCATCACGAGAAGCATCACAAGAAGAAGTTATTCAAGTCATTGATTGTATAAGTTAATAATATGGCAGAAAAAAATTACGAAGCAAGATTATATGAAACTTGGGGACCAAAATTCAGAATTGATGTCAATAATCCTGATAATGGTGTAGATGGTAAGAGTGTATATCAATTATATGCATTCAATGATGATAATGATGTTCATTTAGAAACTTTTAACGAAAGTGGTGCGTACAGAATTATTAATGATCGGGGAATAGAAATTGCCGGTGGAGCAAAAGGTTCCGATGGTAATGTGGATATATGTATTACTGGAGTTGGTGGTGGTGATGTGTGGATTACTGCAATGCAAAATGGGACAGTTAAAATTAAAGGCAAAAATATAATGGTCGAAGCACTTGAAGATGTTGATTTAAAAGCAGGAAGAAATCTAAACTTAACTTCTGGTAGTGGTAGAATTGTATTAAAGGGAAATAAGATAGATAGAGATACATTCTCAGGAAATCTTTCTGGTGTATTATCATTTACTGCAAGAGCATATGCACCAACTCCTCTTGGTACTGATTTTATAACAGAATCTTTCGGAATTGGAAACTTTATAGCATCAATTATTGGAGGATAATTATGGCAGTCGGTACTCTTATTAATACTATTACCACATTACTTGGACTTCCAACCTTTCCGAAGAAGGGAGTTAATAAATTTCAGTATCTTGATACAAGATTTAGGTCAACAGTATCTGTAAGTGGTCCATTAATTGCAGAAAGTGTTTCGGCACAATTAGGTGAAAGTTTGATGTGTGGAACGAAGTTTCTTCTCCCAAACCCAATTACACCAAGTCAGGCACTTCCTCCTCATATTATTGCGACACCTCTTTCATATCTATTGAATTTTGGTGGTCTTCTTACAAACGTTTCTGTAAATTGCACCGGAACTAATAATTTTACCGGACTTACCTTTATAAATGGTGAGGTTTTTCTTAATGGTACTGTCACATTTAATGGCAAAGATTTACAAGCAGAACTTGATTTAGGAAAGGCATTACCATCATCTGACGAGAGATTAAAGAAGAATATACATACTATTACAAATCCGATAGAAAAAGTATCAGCACTGAGAGGTGTTTCTTTTGAATATAAAGAAACTGGTCAAAAGCAAATAGGATTTATTGCTCAAGAAATTGAAAAAATTATTCCTGAAGTTGTTGGTGAAAATCCTGATGGGTATAAAGGAGTTCAATATCAAAATGTGGTTGGACTTTTAGTTGAAGCAATCAAAGAACAACAAAATCAAATTGATGAATTAAGGAGAAAAATAGATGAGTGATAAATTAATTAAAAAACTAGATGATAGAGTTTCTTCAAATAAAACTGCAATTGGATTTATTGAGGCAGAGCTACCAAAATATGAAGAAACAATTGGTGAGTTTACTGAAATTACAATTCCAATAGAAAATAAAATAATATCAGTTACCTCAGAAATTAATTCATTACAAGAACAAATTGTTTCTGTTGCTACGAGTGCATTTAATGTTGGTTGTGGAACAACAACTGGAGCAACAACAGTATATCCAGATACAGTAAAAACTAATAGTGAAAATCTTTCATCAGGATCATATGATGGACTCGATCCATTTGGAGGACAAACATCTTCATTATTAAGTTCTTCTAATGTCGGGGTCGGAACATTTTTAGTATTTACAGAGAATGATAGTTCTCAAGCAGGACTTGGAACACTTTATGGAACTATTCAGAGTTGTTTTAGATTACCATGTACCGGTAGTGTTTGTATTGATTATAATGATGAAATTGTATCATTACAAAATCAAATTACAACACTCAGAGGTCAATTACCATCAAATATAACAAATGTAAATGCTGTAAAAACTGAAAGAAGATATTCTGAGATAGAAAGATATGGACAAAAAAGAGGAGTGGCAGCATTAAAAGAAAGAAATTCTGAAATGAAATCTGCAATTAATACAATCAGAAATATTTGACCACTTCCCCAACCGGCACACTTGACACCAGCACTCAGATGCGTTATAATTTCAAGGAAAGCAATCAAGACAAGATGCAAGACGAGTTTCTCACACGATGTGTTGTAGATATTACCAAACGTATATTCTACATCTATTCCAGTGAAGGAGATACCAAAGAAATTGTTTGTGATACTATAGAACAGTTCATCGATGTTCTTGAGGTTATCCGTAATAATTGCCCCGAAGATGCTTTATTTTATGCAGAACCACTGGAGGTTTAAATGGAAGTTTTTACTGTGAAGGAATGGGAAGACAATTTTGATGATCTTATAGAAAGAGTCGAAAAGGGTGAAACTATAGGTATTGTGCGAGAGGATGGCACATCAGCAGTAATGATGCCTGCCGATGATGAACTAATACGAATACACACTGAGGAAAATAACGAAGCTCAGTAGTTCATCATCAGCCCGTGAGACTTGGTAGTCAGAGAGGTCTTATACACCTTTTCCTCCAGATTAGAGGCTTTGAGATGGTTCAAATCCATCCACGGGTATTTGCTTCCTTAGCAATCTGGTGAATGCAGCAAACTCATAATTTGCCTAAGGAGAGTTCGATCCTCTCAGGAAGCATTGGAACTAATAACATAGATCTCACTGTTATGATTCCAAAACTGGTACTTAAGGTTTAATCCAGTCCAAAAATACAGTAAACCATGGAAATAGTATAACCGATCATCATACTATTCCTAAACGGGTGATTGGCGCAGTGGTAGCGCAGTTGCTTTACACGCAATTGGTCACTGGTTCGAATCCAGTATCACCCACTTGACAATCAGAACCACTTGTGGTATGATTTTCAAAGATAGACAAAGAAGGTTCCTAAAAAATTCTTTTGGTGAAACTTACCTTCCGTCTCTCAAAACAAAACTTTTATAAATAAAACCAAACAGGTCGAAAAAAATGTCTTATTCAATGCCGCATAGTCAGTCTCGTATTCTTGATCCCATTTCCTGGGATTGTAAGGAATCTCTTCTGTCTGCGAATATGGATAAACATATGTAACATGTAATCCATAAAAATCGTAAGACAGGGGAGAGAAACTAAAAGTTTCCTCCCCTTTTTTGTTGCCTGTGACACTTCCGAAAGTGTCTATCACTCCACCACTAAAGATGAAATGGTGGTATTCTTAAGAAGTGGTCGAGACAGACCACACACGAACCTTGACAATTAAAAACTTTAATGGGTCTGTAACTCAATTGGATAGAGTACCGGGCTTTTAACTTGTAAGTTGTGGGTTCGAGTCCCACCAGACCCATATGAGAGAGGATCTCCTCTCTCACCTTGGCCCTATAGTGAAGTGGCCTATCACGCCTACCTGTCTAGTAGGAATCTGGGATTCGAATTCCCATAGGGTCGTTGCCACTTTGCACCGGAAAGATAAACCGGAATGCCGGTGGCATCAAGTTCCTATCGACTAGCGGTTAGGTCATCACCCTTTCAAGGTGACAACACGGGTTCGAATCCCGTTAGGAATACCATCCAGGTGTAGCGCAGTTTGGTAGCGCGTCCCGTTTGGGGCGGGAAAGTCGGGGGTTCAAATCCTCCCATCTGGACTTGGAACTATAGCTCAGTGGTAGAGCACTCGGCTGATAACCGAGTGGTCACAAGTTCGAATCTTGTTAGTTCCACTTCAACTATGTATTTTTCTAGTTTAAGCATAGTTGAGTATCAAAACTAGAATTGGAGGATTGGCTGAGTGGTCGAAAGCAACAGTTTGCTAAATTGTCGAAGGTGTAAATCTTCCGTTGGTTCGAATCCAACATCCTCCGCCAGGAAGGGCAATCCGATTGGCGACGGCAGCGGTCTTGAAAACCGTCGAGATGTTAAAGTCCTTGGGAGTTCGACTCTCCCTCCTTCCGTTGGAACTATAGTTCCTGGCAGTGTAGTTCAGAGGTAGAACAAGAGATTCATATTCTCTATGTCGATAGTTCAATTCTATCCACTGCCTTGTGTCGTTAGCCTAGTGGTAAGGCATCGGTTTGTGGAACCGACTAGATGGGTTCAATTCCCATACGGCACCCCGTTTCAGTAGCCAAGTAGTAAGGCAGGAGTCTGCAAAATTCCTATCGTTGGTGCAAATCCAACCTGAAACTCCAATCCAGAATCGACTAAATGGCAGGTCAACACACTTTGACTGTGTTTGTCTAGGTTCGAATCCTAGTTCTGGAACCAAGCCCGATTGATGGAACTGGAATACATACTTGTCTTAGAAACAAGGTTTTACAGGTTCAAATCCTGTATCGGGCATTCGTTGGGTTAGTCTAACGGTAAGATGCAGGTCTCCAAAACCTTGCGATGGGAGTTCAAATCTCTCACCCTTCGCCAAATTAATACTCTCTTAACTCAGATGGACAGAGTGCTTGGCTACGAACCAAGAAGTCGTAGGTTCGAATCCTACAGAGAGTGCCATTTTCCTAATTAAATAAACAAGTATAGGTCGAGAAAATGAACTTATCAGTGCAAACAAATTCAACAATTTTAGTCTTAAATAGTTCATACGAACCTCTGCATTTTACTGATTGGAAAAGGGCAGTAGTTCTTCTTTTTAAGGATAAAGCAAAACTTATAAACAAAAGAATTATAAGACTCGTTAGGTATGTGAGAATTCCATTTAGTTCTGGTTTTCGAGCACATCCTAAACGAAAAATGATTTACAAACGTGATCATTATACATGTCAGTATTGTGGATCTATAAAGGATTTAACTATTGACCATGTGATTCCAAAATCAAAAGGTGGAACAAATGACTGGGATAATCTAGTTACTTGTTGCAGAAAATGCAACCTAAAAAAAGGTAACAAATTCCTTTCAGAAACTAATATGATTTTAAGATCTGAACCAAAAGTACCTTTCAATAATGTACATCTAGATCTTAATTCAAGTGGTGTCACTGAATGGAGTGATTACTCTTTCTTTTAAAAGCACTTGACACCCGATGTCGAGTGTGGTATTCTTAAGAAGAGGTCGGGGCAGTCGTTGTGCAGATGGCACAGAAAGACACCCCCCACACACTTGACAATCGGCACCATCTCTGGTATGATTGTTAGACAAAGCAAAGAAGGTTCCTAAAAAAATTTTTCGGATAAAAAAACTTACCTTCCGCTTTACTCTTCTTAGCAAAAGAAGTTCCTCAAAAGCAACCCTTCGTCTAGGACCCAGTACTTCTCGCTATCACAAAATTATGAAAAACTCTATCAAAAAAATCGACTTCGTTTCCGCATCTATGCGGTTGTTTAAATCTGTACTTGAATCGAATGATACAGACAACAATAGTGAAGCAACTTACCTTGATAAGTATGGTATCATCATTGTCGGAAACGCAATTCATTATGAAAAAGAAATTAGAAAATATTTAAAAACATCAAAAGTATCTGGTTCTAAGTTAAATCATACTTTTTATTCATCTGCAAATGTAGCAGAGAGCAAAGCATTTCAAGAACGTCTTGCCGATCAATTTAAGCATTATCACACTACTTACGGACTTAGATCTTTAGGTATTGAAACTGATTTTATGTATGTTCCTCACAATTGGAAGGAACTAAATCTGCCTGAGAGAGTAAAATTTGATGTTGTTACAGGAGTAAGTGTAGATGTTCTAATCGATTCTTGCCTCAAACTATTTGCATCTGGCGTTGCAATGAAGCAAGAAACTATCGAGGATGTTATTACAGTTCTTGATGGATGTGATTATTCTTACACTGGAAATGAGCAAATTGCCAATAAAGAGGCAAGAATGTTTATTTTCGATAAAACAAATACTACTCCTACTGATGCTGAAGACCTTTTCAGGTTTATTGTTTTTAAAGCAACTGGAAAAACATCAATTGTAAAAGACAAAGCAACCTTTGAAGCACTAAAAAGATCTAATTATGCTTTACCTAATCTGACTGATAATCAAATTAAAGAATTATCTAAATCTTTTAATCGAAGAAAAGAGTATTGGCTTTCACTTAAAAGTGCTAATCATCTAAATTCTTATACAGTTAATAAGATTTCTAGATATTCAAAGAAATATCATGAACCTCTAGAGCAAGATATTCTTAATAACCTTACTCAGTTAATTGCTAACAAATCAATTAGTAAGAAAAAACTAAAAGAATCTCTTAAGAATGTATCAATTTTTAGAGTTATTAGGGCACTAAATGGATTGGGTATTCAATGTGCAAATGCACCATACTCTTTGTATAACATTCGTAACGGAAAGTATTATGTAAAACCAAGTGGGCATTCAAAAATTAGTGAATTTAAGAAAACTTCAAAAGTTTATTCTTTGTTATCTGATCATATTTTATCTAAAATAGATCAATCAAAGAAAGTTTATATTCCAGATGGAGTTGAATATGCTCTACCAACATCAGAAAAGCAATTTGTAGGAGAAGTTCCTAACTTCTCTACTATTGAGGTTGAATCTGGTGACAGAGATCTTCTCATTGGAGTATATTGGAAAAATAATAATTTTTCATATGTAGACTATGATCTTTCCGCACAAGCTATTGGTGGAGGAAAAGTTGGTTGGAATAGCAGATGGAAAGATAATGGTTTAACTTATTCCGGTGATGTTACAGATGCTCCTAAAGGTGCTGCTGAATGGATGGTAGTAAAAGATGGTCTTGATGAATCCTATCAAATCGTAAATAATCTTTACGGTGCAAGTGGAGAAGAATTTCCAGAATTTACAATCATGGTAGGTTATGGTTTTAATACAAATAATAAATCTTCTCGTTCACTATATAAAAACTACTTTATCGATCCCGATGATTTATTGTTCAGTGCTAAAGTAACACCAACTAAAAAACAAACTACTATTGGAGTTGTTGAACCAATTGGAGATAAGATTAAATTCACTCTAATGAATTCTGCAGCATCTAATAAAAATGTAAGTACTTCTGAAGGTAATGTATCTTTTATCAATGCTTTACTCCCAAGAGCAAAGAGCACGTTAAAACTGAATGACTTCTTAAATACTTGCTCGGATCCAAATGAAGCAGATGTAGACCTTTCTCCATCTAAAATTACAAAAACCACTTTACTAGATTTATTATCTTAGTAAAAACAGGATAAGACAAAGCAAAGAAAGTTCCTACTATCTCGCACTTGCGAGAAGATTCTACTTTTCGCTTTATCTTATCCTAGCCTGTGTAATCCAATGGCAGAGATAATCGACTTAAAATCGATACAGTGTGAGTTCGAGTCTCACCACAGGTATTTCTAAATAGTCAAAAAGACTATGAAATATTTTCAGCAATTTTCAGAAGATATGGCACAAAGACGTGCTGACCTTGCAAATAAACAAAAAGAATATGTTCAAAATTATCAGGATAATTTAGCACGAGATTCCGAGGAATATGCTAAAGATTCTGAAGAAAGAAGAGAGAAACAAGAAGCAGAGCAAGAAGCAAGAAATCAAGAACAAGAACAATTGGTACAAAGAAGAAGAGAAGAACGTCAACAAAGAAAAGCAAGAAAAGAAGCAGAAAGAGAAGCAGAAAGAGAAGCAAGAGAACAACAAGCACAAAATGAATACTTGAGGTCTTTAGAAGCAAGAGTTGCTGAAACTGAAAATAAATAAAAGAAAGAATAATATTATGTCTTTCATAGTAACCACAAAGAATTGCTGGTTAAATAAAAAAGAAATTGTTAAAATTTTTTTCTTAAATGATATACCATTTACATTTGATGACCTACCTGTAGGATACTTTTATGATAAACAAATAGTAGAAGAAGCAAATAGTAATCAAGATTATTCAGGAGAAGATATTTACAAAGGTTCTAATTATTTGATCATGGAAAAGTGCCATCCTTGTTTTGATGATATTGAGATATTGAATCCTGAGAATTTACCAGAAGAAATACAAAGTTTCTATAATGGAGAAGAGGATTTACTGAGATAAATAAATTATAGAAATAGCATAGAAGCAGTAATACAATGCCTCTGAATAAATTAGATTCTATTATTAAGAACACTGAGGGTCGTATATTATATGTAAGTCCATCAGATTTAGACTCAACTGATAGTATTAGTAATCAAGGAAACTCACTTGCTCGTCCGTTTAAGACAATTCAGAGAGCATTAATTGAGTCTGCGAGATTTTCATATGTAAAAGGTAATAACAACGACGAGGTTGAGAAGACTACAATTCTCTTGATGCCTGGTAATCACATTATTGATAACCGTCCAGGTTATACTATTGATAGTGCAGGAACTACTACAACTCCTGATGGAACTGCGATAAGAGATTATCCGTTATCATTAGATTCTATTTTTGACTTAACACAAAAAGATAATGACCTTTATAAGTTTAATAGTGTATATGGTGGTGTAATTGTCCCTCGTGGAACTTCAATTGTTGGTCTTGATTTAAGAAAGACCAAATTACGCCCTCTTTATATTCCTAATCCAACTGATGATACCGTTCCAAATTCTGCTATTTTTAGAATTACTGGAGCATGTTATTTCTGGCAGTTCTCTATTTTTGATGGAGATGAGTTTGGAACTGTTTATACACAAGAAGGTAATTTTGAACTTAAATCAAGTCCGACATTTTCACACCATAAACTTACAGTATTTGAATATGCTGATGGTGTAAATGAGGTTGGCACTAAAGGTGTGACAGACCTCAATATGTATTATGCGAAACTATCAAAGGCATATAGTAATGGATCAGGTAGAGCAGTTGATTCTAATGATGTATTCCCTGGAAATAAAGAAGGATTTACTTCAGTAAGACCAGAGTATGAGATTGTTGGTGCATTTGCAGCAGATCCTATTACAATCACATCAATTATATCAGGTGATGGTGCAACACCAACAAGAAGAATTACTGTTACTACACAAGGTGCTCATGGGTTAGATGTAGGAACACCAATTCGTATTAAGGATGTATCAGATTCTCAGTATAATATTTCAACTAGAGTCACAGAAGTTAGCACGATTAGTGATAATATCTTTTTCTACACTATATCATCTGATCCAGCACTTATTACACCTACAGCAACACCAAATGAAGGAACCGTAACAATCGAAACTGATACAGTTTCTGGTGCTTCTCCTTATGTTTTCAATGTCTCCATGCGTTCTGTATGGGGTATGAATGGAATGCTTACTGACGGATCCAAAGCAACTGGATTCCGTAGCATGGTCGTGGCTCAATTTACTGGGATTAGTCTCCAAAAAGATGATAGAGCATTTGTAAAATACATTCCATCATCTAGACAGTATGAAAATACTTTCTATTCTACAGGAATAACTCAAACTGGTTCAGAACTATCTTCAAAATCTTCATCAACTGGAACTGTATATCATTTAGATTCCGATGCAATCTATAGAAAAGGATGGGAACAAACTCACATCAAGATGACCAATGATGCAATTGTTCAAATTGTTTCAGTTTTTGCGATTGGATATAACAAACATTTTGAAGCACAGAGTGGTGGAGATGCCTCTGTAACCAACTCAAACTCTAACTTTGGTCAATTATCACTAATCTCTGAAGGATTTAAGAAAGAAGCATTTGAGAAGGATAACAAAGCATTTATTACTCATATTATTCCACCAAGAGCATTACACTCAACTGAGGAAGATGTTGATTGGTTGACTATTGATCAAGATTCTTCAAATACTTCAACTAAATTATATCTCTTTGGATTTAATAATGAGGATGTAAAACCACCAATTCTTACACAAGGATATCGTGTTGGTGCAAAAGTAAATGATAAACTTTATCTTACTGTTGGAGGAACAGAATATTCGGCAGATATTCTAATGACTGATGGTTCTTCATCATTCAAAGAGTATCCGGTAACTTCTGGACCTTCATCAAATATATTCACGACAGGAACTCATAGTTTAACAACAGGTGAAAAGGTTATCATTATCAGTGATGATGGAGACCTACCAGAAAATTTAAGAACCAACACAGTTTATTATGTAATTGCTCCAAATAATACAACTGTTAAACTTGCCGCATCAGAAGCAGAAGCATTTTCAGACGAACCAATTACGGTATATGGTGGAACAAATCTAAAGATTCTTACGAGAGTTTCTGATAAACAATCTGGTGATGCCGGACATCCAGTTCAATGGGATGGAAGTCAATGGTATATTAATGTAAATGCGACTGGAAATACTATAACCGGACAACTTTCAGGAACTGGTGCATCAGAACCAACTATTATCAAAAGAATTCCAGATACTAGAAGTTTAGACGAGAAGATTTATAAAGTTAGAGTTGTAGTTCCAAGTCAACTTGGAAATGCAAAGACACCAGAAGCAGGATTTGTTCTTCAAGAATCTAGTACTACTGGATATGTAGGAACTGCGGATACAAATAGAACTACTATTGATACCACAAATTACAACTATAATCGAAGTCCAAGTTTTATTAGTACCTGTTCGTTCTCATCACCAACAGTCACTGTTCTTGCAGAATTACCCCATAATTTAAAAGTTGGTGATTCAGTTACTATTAAGAATGTAACTGATTCTACAAACACTACTGGATTAATTGATAAAGGGTATAATGGAACATATGATGTCACTAGTGTTAACGATTCAGAATTCACATATACAACAACATTAACTCCAGGAACATTTACAAATAATGTAAATGACAGAACAACATCACTTCCAAGATTTGAGAGAACTGACCTACAGTCAAATCTTTATGTTTATAGAAATGAAATTATCTCTGAATATAATGATGGTGATTCAAATGGTGTGTATCACATTTACACACTGAATTCTAATAATACTATTCAGAATGAATTCACTAATCTTGAGTATAGTCAGAATGTAACTGATTTATATCCACAACTTGATAGAGATAATCCTAATGATGATCCTAACTCAGCAACCACATATGCTTTAAGGTCTCCAATTGGAGAAGTTCAAACTGATGATCTTAAGAAGAGTATTACAAGAGAAAGTGCCGACGTATTACTAACATCACTTGGTATTGGACTTGATGTAGCATCAGTCACAAACCCAACATCAACAACACCAACTATCGTTTTTGATAAAAATCATAACTTTAATAGTATTGTATCTGGAAGTCTTAATGCTTCAACTTCAGGATTCACTCCAGGAACTTATTATAATGTAAAAATTTCTACAGTAGCAAATCCAATTAGTAGTGGTATTGCTTTTGATAATGCTTGGCAAGGTGTAACTGCAAAAGTTGTTGTTGCTTCTGGAGGTAATATAACTTCTGCTGAAATAATGAACGGTAGTTCTAATTATTCTGCAGCAACATATTATTTGGATACTCGTGTAATTGGAGCAGGAACTAATAATGACTTTACGGTTACTTCTGCTGGAATTTCATCTCATATTGGAGATGTAGTTCAGTTTACTGGTATTGGAATAGGAACTGATACTTATCATCGTATTACTGGTGTCACTGCTAAAAATAGTATTTCGATTGCAAGAACAACTGGTGATCCGGTAATTACTTCAGATAATTATGCATTTGTGACTGCACCCACTATTGATATATCATCTAAGAGTTTTTCTAATGGAATTGTAACTATCAATACCACTAACGGACATGGATTAACCGTTGGTAATAAGTTTAGAATTATTACTAATACTAATATCAATAAAGGGGATTTCACAGTCGGAGAAGTTGTAGATTTCAATACATTTACTTTCAATTCAGAATCTAATGTAACTAATGTTGGTGATGGATTTATTCTGAAGCACGGTTTATCATCAAATATAGGTGTTTCTGATAAGACGGATGAAAATCTTCAGGCAAGAGCGATTACTATTTTTGATGGAGAAACATTAACTTTAGAAGAAGATATTAATCATAGTCCAGCAACATCATCGTTCTCTGTAAGTAGTGCTGCTGGTATTGCCGGAACTATGACAAGGTTCCCATTAGGTTCTTATATTCAGATTGATAATGAAATTATGAGAATTGCAAGTGATTCTCTTAGTGGAACTCCTACAGATAAAATTACCGTTATTCGTGGAGCACTTGCTACTTCACCTGAAGGACATACACAGAATGCAATAATCAAAAAGATTAAAGTTCCTTCAATTGAATTCCGTAGACCATCAATTATTCGTGCTTCTGGTCATACATTTGAGTATCTTGGATATGGACCAGGAAACTATTCTACAGCACTTCCACAGGTTCAGGACAGAACAATCACAGAAAGGGAAGAGTTCTTGTCACAGGCACAAGAAAGAGGTGCTGGTCTTGTTGTTTATACTGGTATGAATAACAAAGGTGATTTCTATATTGGAAACCAGAAGAAATCATCTGCAACTGGAGAAGAAACTAATTTTGATATTCCAGTCCCAACTGTGACTGGTGAAGACCCATCAAGATTGAGTGCAGTATTTGATGAAGTTACAATTAAAGAAAGATTAGTTGTAGAAGGTGGGGATTCTGGACAGGTTCTTTCACAGTTTGGTGGACCTGTTACTTTTGATGGAAAAATTAAAGCAAATGCTCAAGTAAAAATTGCTAATGCAACTGACTCTACCGGAACTACATCTGGAGCACTTGTAGTTACTGGTGGTGTTGGTGTCGGTAAAACAATTACTGCATCAAATGCCACAGTCGGTAATGTTACTCTTAATGGCACTACAAATGAACTAACTTCAACAAGTGGTAATTTGAATATTAATGCTTCTGCAGGAAATTTAGTTAATATTCAAACAAATACTACTGTAACTGGTATTTTAGATGTTAATGGTAGAGCAGACATTGACAATATAAGAATTAATGGTAATACTATTTCTTCACAAGATACCAATGGAGATATTACACTTAATCCTAATGGTAGTGGTGAGGTTAATGTCACTGGTATTTTAGATGTCAATGGCAGTGCAGAAATTGACAATATAGTAATTAATGGCAATACTATTTCTTCACAAGATACCAATGGAGATATTACACTTAATCCTAATGGTAGTGGTGAGATTAATCTTTCTGCTGATACAATACTTAGTGGTACTTTAACTGCCGATCAAATCAAAGTAAATGATAATGAATACATTTATGTTGGTACTGGTAATGATTTAGGACTTAGACATAACGGAACAAATTCATTCATTGAGAGTGAAACTGGGTATTTAATGATTCGAAATTTAGGAACTGCATCTACAGAAGATCCTACGATTTACATTAGAGCAAAAACAGACGAAAATAGTATTATCTGCCGTTATAATGATGGTGTAGATCTTTATTTTAACGGTAGTAAGAAATTTGAAACCACTGACGCTGGTGCTAGTATAACAGGAGCACTTAGTGTTACTGATGATATTACTGCCTTTGCTTCAGATGAAAGATTAAAAACCAATATTTCTCCAATAACAGACGCACTCTTTAAGGTTAATTCATTAAATGGATTTACATATAAGTTTAATGAGATTGGTGAAAAACTTGGATTTAATCCGGATATTACTTATGCGGGTGTTTCCGCACAAGAAGTTCAGAAAGTTCTTCCTGAAGTAGTTCATCCGGCACCAGTTGATGATAAATACATAACAGTTCAATATGATAAAGTTGTCCCACTTCTAATTGAGGCAATCAAAGAACTCTCTGATAAGGTTGAAAAACTTGAACAGAGATTAGAAGATAAATAACTCTAAAAGTTGCAATAATGGCAAATATTAGGAAGTCATTTAATTTTAGGTCTGGTCTTCAAGTTGATAATGATAATTTCGTAATTAATTCAAATGGTCTTGTGGGAATTGGAACTTCCATCCCACAAAACTATTTGTTAAATGTTTATGGAGATAAAGGTTTAAGAGTTACTGGATTAACCACGACACGAGATTTAAATGTATCTCAAAATGTTGAGATATCTGGTATAACGACCGTTGGAGTATTAACCGCAAGTAGTATAGATATTGCTAATGGTGTAAATGTTGGTGGTGCTCTTACGGCAGCAACACTTAAACTGGCAAATGGAGAGACTGTTGATAATTTAATTGGATTTGCAAGAACTACATTTATTACTGATAATGGTGGAGTAGGTCTTCATACAACCTCAAAGATTGGTCTTAATACCACAACAAGTCCTGGTGCATCTGATCCCGAACTTTCTGTAATTGGTAATGTTGATGTTACTGGAATTATAACAGCAACTACTTTTTCTGGCAATGTAACTGGTGATTTAAATTCGAGTGGTGTTTCTACTTTTACCGAACTTAAAGTTGGAACAGCAATTACAATGTCTGCCGGTATTATAACGGCAACTACATTTATAGGAAATCTTACTGGTAATGTAACTGGTGATGTAACTAGTGGAATCTCTACTTTTACCGAACTTAAAGTTGGAACAGCAATTACAATGTCTGCCGGTATTGTAACGGCAACTACTTTTATTGGTAATGTAACTGGTGATGTAACTGGTAATGTTAATGCTTCTTCTGGTGTTTCTACTTTTACTGATCTTAAAGTCGGAACAGCAATTACAATGTCTGCCGGTATTATAACGGCAACTACTTTTATTGGTAATGTAACCGGAACTGCTACAACTGCCACTAACTTAACAGATGCTGCTAATATTACTACAGGAACTCTCAGTAATGATAGACTTCCTGTTACTCCACAATTTACAAGTGTAGGAATAGGAACTGCTTCTCCAACTGATGCACTACATATTCAACAATCTGGAGCAGCAGAAATATATGTAGGAAGTGATACTAATGCATCATCATTAAGAGTTGGTAGAAATCTTGATGATAATAATTCTGGTATGGTCAAATATGGAAATACATCAGGGGCATATCCAGATAGCACCGAAAACTCATTAGATTTTATGAATTTTGGTTGGGGTAATGTTAATTTTTATCTTCAGGCAGGAATTACTACTACAAGTGATACTAATTTCAACTGGAATAGAGGTGGATTCAGTAATTTGATGACCCTGACTCAGGGAGGAAATTTAGGTATAGGTATTACAAATCCTTCACAAAGATTAAATGTCCAAGGAATTTCTACATTTACTGGTAATGCAAACTTTGATCAAGATGTAACTATTGTTGGTGCATTATCTGCAGATTCTCTTACTCTTACTCAATCATTAAGTGCAAATTTAACTGGTAATGTGACTGGTAATTTAAGTGGTAATGTAAATACAGCATCTGGAATTTCAACATTTAATCATGTTCTACTTAATAAAGTAGGTATAGGAACTACTGCGGTAAGCAATGCATCATTACTTACAGAAGGGTCTGTCAGAGCAAGAACAGGTATAAGTATTGGTACAACTGATAATCCAAAATGTGCTGTTGATATGTCAACTATAGTTGGTATCAATACTACATCTGCTTATATGATTCCACCAAAAGTCACCACTACACAAAGAGATGGTCTTACAAATCAGAGTTCTGATCCATTAGGTGCTGATGAGGCAGGTGCAACGATTTATAATATATCTACTAACAAACTTCAAACTTGGAATGGTTCAACCTGGAACGATCTCTTCTAAAAACTTATGACTATTAAATCCACTGGTTCACCACTAAAATTTAGTGATATTGTAAGAGAGTTTGGATCTCCTACAGGTAATAAATTAGGTAACTATCGTGTTGATCAAGAAGTTGGTGATGCTGATTTTCGTTTAGATGAAGGAATTCCAACATCGGGATCAATATCTTTTAGTAATTTTTACAGTAAAAGTTTGAATGTTGTTGTTCATTACTCTAGTAGTGAGAATAGGCCATCGAATGCCCGTAGTAGATATAATGATAATAGTGGTGTTACCGTAATTGGAGGATTTAAAAGTAAACCAGGAGACAGTTCCGGAACTAGAGTAATAATTCATGTTAGTTCTACTATAGGTGGTGGGGGAGGTAGAACCAGTTGCTCATTAAGAACAGGGACTTCTTGGGAAGAAGGAACAAAGTTAGATATTGAGATTGGTAATGAGGGAAGAGTCTACGGTCGTGGTGGAGGAGGTGGAGAAGGTGGTGGTCAAGGAGAGGGTGAAACGGACGATCAAAGAAAAGCAGATGCTAATGGAGAAAATGGAGGAGATGGTTCGTCAGCAATAGGAATTAGTTATTTCGTAGAAAATATTAATGTTCAATCTGGAGGAAGAGTCTACGGTGGTGGTGGAGGAGGTGGAGGATCAGGTGGTGCCCGTAATGAGGAAGAACAAGAAATAGGAGGTTCTGGTGGTGGAGGAGGTGCCGGAGTTCCTGCTGGTGCAGGAGGTGGAGGACGAGATAATGGTAATAATGGAGGAGGCGGTAGTACAACATCTGGTGGCAATGGTGGAAAAGGTAAATTCGATCTAGATGGTGAAAGAAAAGGTGTAAAAGCTGGTGGTGGAGGTGGTGGTGGAAGTTGGGGTAGTGTTGGTGAGGGTGGAGAGCGAGGTGGAGCTCCGGGCAATGGTAATGCCGATGATGATGATGCCGAAGATGGTGAAAATGGTGGACCTGATAATGAAAACAATGAGAATAGAGGTGGTGAAGGAGGTGGTGGTGATGCTGAGAAAAATGAACAAGCAGAAGGATCTGGTGGTAATGGAGGATTTAATGGATATGCTATCATAATATCTGGAGTTTCAGCTCCAAACACATCAGGAGAAACTGATCAAATTAGAGGTGGTACATCCAGCCAAAGTTTTTCTTAACTTGCAATAAATAATACGATTGATTTTTTATAAATATGAAACCTGAGAATATATCTGCACTGCTGAATGAATTTCCTTTTCCACATGTAATTTTTGAAAATTTTTATAATGATGAAGAATTAAAATTAATTTGGGAAGAGTTAAATTTCTATACAAAACCAGGAAAACTATTAAGTGCAGAAAACTATGGAGGTATTGCTGGATATACAAATGCAAAAGCATTAATGCTAGATTCAATATATATTGATCGCACTAATTCTGGAGGTTCTGATTACAGAAATTTATCAAATATATTAACAGTAAATAGAAAAGTATTTGATGATAGTGTAACAAGTGCTTTTGCATCTATACATGATTCTTGTTGTCTTGCTAATAAAACGAACTATGATACTACAAAAGTAAGATATTATCATGATGGAGAATATTATGATCCCCATACTGATAAAAGTATGATGTTTTTAGCATTCTCATATTTTTATAAAGAACCAAAGAAATTTAGTGGTGGAGAATTGTATTTTCCAAAATATGATTATGAAATATCTTGCGAAAATAATTCTTTAATTATGTTTCCTGGTTGGGTAGAACATGGTGTTAAAAAAGTTAGTATTGAAGATTCTGATTATTTTGACGGTTATGGTAGATATGCTATTACATCTTTCTTTGGATGTAAAAGTTCTGTTAAGAATAAAGTTTCATAATAACATAAAGAGACTTGACAAGACTCTAAAAACCCTGTAGAATACCTTTGTTAGGGTTGAAGAGGAGAGGCTAAGATCTTAAAGATAAATACAAATAAGTCTTTAAGAACTTATGGCATCTACAAGTCTGAATGAATCTCTGGCATGTGTTGCATTAGGATATGTAACATATAAAGATGATCATAGTCTTGAAGATTTTCATCAGATGATTACTCAGACCAGTGGAAATTTGTGGAATCAAGTAATATCTAGATGTGAACTTTCTGATAGAACAATAAAAACTTATAGGACTGCTTTTTCTGATAAAAAAGGATCTATGGATCCGTGGATTTCTACATCTTATAAAACTGCTGCTCAGATAGTAAAATCACTTAACTTACAAAATCTTAGAGATTATAAATTTGCAAAAGTTGAAAAGGATAGAAGTAATAGGGCATATCTTTTAAAACAAAGAGTAACATCTGCCATTAAAAAATACTCTAAAGAGGTGATGAAAGCACCTGGAATTCTTGCCACATTAAATGCCGATAAAGTAAATATCGGTGATATAATGATTATCAAAAATAATTCTCAAATTTTCGATATTATTGAAGAGTTAGTAGAAAACACAGATGTTACTGACTCTAAATTAAAAAAATCAATACTCGAAAATGAAAAAGAGTTTCTTACTATGGAAAGATATAGAAACTTGATGGTAGAAGCATGGAAAGATAATGAGATATATTCTGTTTCTCTAAAACAACTTGACGAAAAATCTGATACTATTCCAGTAAAAATTTCTAATTTACCATCTTCTCTTTCTAGAACAGTAAAGGAAAGGGAGCAAGATGACTTTGTAGCATATGTTTCATATTTAATTCGTATTGCAAAAGGATCTGGAAATACATATAAAAAATTTGAAGATGCTGTTAATAGATTTATAGGCATTAAACCAGTTGTGTTTACTTCTCAAGACAGATTACTTGTTTATTTTGATCTGAATTATGAGGGGAAAACTTCTGGAAGCAAAATAACAAAAAAATATCACATCTTTACTAATTTTGGGTCTGGGAATGCAATTCACTTTGTTCCAAAAGGATCTAAGTCTGCAAGTGGTGAAGGTGGTATTACTGTAAATTATTTTTACACCCTGGTTAAAAACTTCCCTAAACTAAAAGTATTTTTTCAAGAATTGGCAGACGCTAGAATATTCTATTTTGAAAAAGCATGTAAAGAGAATAACTTAAATTCAAAACAAATAAACAAGGATCTGGGTTCAAACTCGATGTATTCTGGTAAGTACAATTCATCTTTATATTTGTCAAAAAATTATGATGACCTTGCTAATAAAATGTTTAGTGGTAAAAATGCTTACGGATATCTAAGTAAAAATGATGCAGAACTAACTTCAAATGCACAAACATTTTCTGATTTTTTTGATGGTTACACTGCATACCTTTCTAAAACTCCTGAATCTATGGGAAAGTTTCTTGGTATTGCAAAAAAATCTAAAGTTGCAATGCGAGGTAAAATATCTAAAATTAAAAAAGACATAGAAAAAGAAACAAAGAAAAAAGGATCCTTAGCAAAAGAAGATAAAATAAAAATACTTGACAAATACAAAACACCATTTATTACGGAATATAAGAAATCATATGCACTATTAACCAATGCTGAGTTTGGATTCTTTTTTGCAAAACATCAGGCAGACGTAGAGGAGATTCTTAAAAAACAAGTATTATTATCTTTTTATGCTGCAGCAAGTGGAAGAGGATATATTATCTTTGATGGCAAAAGATTCTCCGAAGATGATATCTTTGAAAAAAGTGTATCTTCACCACCATTCCTTAAAATTGGAATGTAAAGTGTCAGTTCTCAAACTGTCACACCACCCCACTATGGGGTGCTTTTTTATTGTATGATGGATACAGTTGAATTAAAAACATGAGTTTTGGAGAGTGGATTACGAATTTTATGTATCCACAGCAATATAATCCCATAAACTTTAGGGATGATCTTATAGAAGTTTCAACTCTAGATGATCTTAAGGAATCAATCAGGGAATTGAGTCCTTTGCATTTTTATAACATAAAGGAAAAACTTAGGTCAGGGCAGATTATCACTCACAAAACTGATGTAACAAAACCTGAATTGTTGGATTATTGTAATAATGTATGGATCGACACAGTGCCACCAATTTTTATTTTTGAGGTAACGACCAGTCGATAAACTGGCACACCACCTCTTCACGGGGTGGTTTTTTAATGTATACTTATAAAGTAACCAATCAAACATTATGAGATTTCACATCACTTTTATCTTATTATTGGTGGGTATAGTTACCTTTGCGATAAAAGATGAAATAGATACGAAAAACTACATCACTGATCACAAGTGTAAGGTCACTCGCACTAGACTCCGCGACACCTATACTACTGCAACAACATCAAATGGTGGAGTCGTCACTGTTCCTACGGTTACGACAGACCACCTCTATGAGTGCGAAATTGCAGGTGGTCGAGGTAAATCATTTTGGAAATAATCCACTTCTCAAACTGTCACACCACCTCTTGCCTGAACTCAGTTTTCGGCATATACTTACGAAGTAGTCAATCGGACAACCATTCAATGCTCGCATGATCACACGAACATTAGGAGTTATTGCAGGCATTGCAATAATTCTCCTTATCCTTCTACTAAGAGGAGTTACGGTAGCATTATTCTTTCTTAAGATCCTACCTCTTCTTATTCTTTTAATTCTTGCAGCAGTCATTATCTATGCTGCTGTTACAAACGACTAATCTTTTTTTATTATTATCATGAGCACACTTCTTAAAATCGGTATCGGTGCCGGTGTCGGTCTTCTTGCACTTACTCTTACCGCAGGACAATTCACTACACTCAAAACCGGAGAAAATGGACTTTATGTTGGTTTTGATGGACAGGTAAAAGACTCTATCATTCAACCTGGTATTCATTTCGATGGATTGGGTTCAATCAAAACCTTCAATACTCGTAAGATCACTGTTGCTGCAAATGATCTTCGTCCGAAGACCAAAGACAACACAATCATGAAGGACATGGATGTGGTTGTAACTTATGCCATCAATCCTGGTTCTCTCTATCGTTTCTATACTGATTACGATATGTCTAATCATGATATGTATAGGAATGGTCAGATTCAACTGATGTCCAACTACATTGGTCGCTTGATTGCTTCTGCTGTAAACCAATCTGTTGATGAGTTTCCTGCTCTGGAAGTGAATAGTAGTCTTGATAGGATTCAAGAAGTTATTAAGACTAATCTTCAAGGACAACTTGCTAAGAATAATCTTGATACTGGTATCCAAGTTGAAAGTGTTGTTGCCGTAAAGGCAGATCTTCCTGATACTTTAGTTGAAAGTGTCAATCGTGTTGTTGCTGCTCAGTCTGATAAGAAAGAAAAGACTGTTCGTAATGAAACGATTCTTCTTACACAGCAAACTAAAACTGATGCAGCAAAACTCAAAGCAGAAGAAAACAAGGCACTGGAGTCATCTATCACTCCTAGGTATCTTGAGTATCAACGCAATGAGATCATGAAAGAAGCATTTGCTAATGGTCAAATTGAGAAAATGATCATCGTAAATGGTTCTCCACTGGAAATGCTTCCTACTGGTAAAATCGGTAATTGATACTAAAGGGATAGTTTTCAAACTGTCACACCACCTCTTCACAGGGGTGGTTTTTTATTTTATACTTACAAAGTAACCAATCAAACATTATGAACAGCACAATTAACGATCTCAAAGAGATTCTTAATGAAAATGATTATCCTAACGTAAAATTTTCCCTTATCGCACACAAAAATGGTAAGGATATTGTTTTTAAATACGAATTAAACCAACCAGATATGTGGTTTTACATTTATCCGACACTAATCAGTGCTAAACTTAATGACTGGTCACAAGAGTTGAGTTTTGTTGAATCTGAGGTTATTTACGATATGATAAAAAAATGAATATCAACAACTGATCACTTCCTATAGTGTCACACCACCTCTCCACAGGGGTGGTTTTTTAATGTATAATAGGTCCATAGTTCACCACACACCAGTGACCATCACTCTTCGTCCACACCAAGAAACTGCTCTTAATGCCATGCTGAAGCATGATAAGGGTCAGGTGATTGTTCCCACTGGTGGTGGTAAGACTCTGTGTATGATCGAGGATACTAAGATACATTTCAAACTGTTTGAAAATCAGGTTCATGTGATAGTGGCACCACGAATATTGTTAGCAGAACAGTTGTGTTCTGAGTTTCTTGAACATGTTGATGCACATGTGATGCATGTTCATAGTGGTGAGACAGAGCACTTTAGCACCACAAAAGCAGATACTGTTCGGTTATGGTCTGAGAATGTTGGTGGTAATCAACTCATCTTTACGACTTATAATTCTTTACGACGTATTGAAGAATCTGGTATTAAAGTAGATTCGATTTACTTTGATGAAGCACATAATAGTGTAAAGAGAAACTTCTTTCCTTCTACTGAGTTTTTCAGTCATAATGCTGATCGTTGCTATTTCTTTACTGCGACTCCGAAGCATTCTGTTACTATTTTCAAACCAGGAATGAATGATACTGATGTTTATGGTCAGGTGATTTGTAATATTCCAGCTCCTAAACTGGTTGAGCAAGGATACATTCTTCCTCCTAAGGTTGTGATCAATGAGTTGCCACAGGGTGATTTTAAAATGTCTGATTGTGATAATTTGATTTCTACCATTGATGATAATTCTCTGAGTAAGATTCTCATTGCAGCACGGTCTACAAAACAGATTATCAATCTTTTGAGTGAGTCTAATTTTCGTAATGAATTAGCACAACGTGGTTATTCTTGCATGTATATCACGTCTAAGACTGGTGCAATTATTGATGGTGAAAAAGTTGATAGAGAGATGTTTTTCAATACTTTGAATGCATGGGGCAAAGATCCTGAGAAGAAGTTTGTGGTTCTTCATCACTCTATTCTGTCTGAAGGTATCAATGTCAGTGGACTTGAAGCAGTGCTGTTCATGCGTAATATGGACTTTGTAGGCATTTCTCAGAGTATTGGTAGGGTTATTAGGTTAGGTGTCTCTTCTAAGACCTTTGGGTTGGTCTGTGTGCCTGTTTATGATAAAGTAGGCATCAATACAGCAAAGAGTGTTCAAAGTGTCGTAGAGACGATTTTTGAGAAGGGTGAACCTGCCGTATCTGTCATTCGTCGTTAATCTCTGGGCAACGCTAGTTATGCGTGTAAGTCCCATAATTATACTATGAGCAAATTATTATGAATGCTCTTTCAAATATTCTCTATCCCCAGGAAGAAAAAGTGACCATTGCAACAACACAACAACACTTTATTGATCACCTTGAGAGAAGTGTTGATTGGAACAAAGTATTTGGTGTTGTGGATTCTCTCTACAGTGATGATGGATTCACCAGTAATGCCGACAATTTCACCCGTGCAACTGCCGTAGAACGAGCACTTGACAAGTTTTCTGGTCTTGTGAGAGTCGATCAAGATGGATATGACTTCATGTATGGTGAAGATAAGATTGAGTTGAAGATGGGTAAAAATCTGTTTAAAAAAAACAATCCATTTGCAACTAAAAAATTCAAAGTAAAATCTTTTCTGAGTGAAAAGAAAACTATTGAAGATTATCGAATACAAAAAACTTTTGACTACATGCTAGTTCTTGATCTTACCGCACGTCGTGTTGTGGTAGTTGAGGATGAATATGCAAGATCTCTTTATGAAGAGGGTGCTGATGGTGCAATGATTAAACTTGACATCGGTAACTATTTTGAGTGTGAGATTGGATCTGTAGAACCAGTTGTGCCACCTATCAAACTGTCCGCTGCCATTGAGAAATCTATTGAAGACTACCTCAACTTCTGATATAATACAAAGGTAATCAACGGAACACCACCATGAAATGCAAAGTCGAACTCTATGTTGCTGGTACTGTCTTTTATGAGACCGTTCATGCCCGTGACTATCAGGAAGCAAAAAAAGTAGCACTGGCACGTAATCCAAATGCTACTGTTGTTTCTGTCAATGCATCGTTCTTCTAATGACACACCCACTCCATCCAAAACTCATTGATGCACTTTCCGAATACAAGACCTGCCCAGAAGCCATGCAAGCCGCTGCTGATTGGCAGTTAGCTCAATGTCTTGATTACATTCGCACTACTCAAGGTGATAATGCAATGGTTTCATTCATGGAAGCAATGCGCCCAACAAAAACAAGCGAAAAAGTCCAGCGATGGATTGATGGCGCTAGTGAAGAAGAACTTCTTAAATTGATCAACCAACTGGAGGACAACTGATGACTAAACACCCACTGACTGACGAACAATCTGGTTCTTCATCTTTGATTGAATTCCAAATTCGACAACCAAAAATAATTTGTATGTGTGATTTCTTCGGGCAAGGACAAATGGTGATCTTATTTCATGAAAATGGACCGTACCCAGTGCCAAACAGGTGGATTAGATTTTGGATGACAACATTTTTCAACAGTAAATGGAACTTTGATATCGATGACTAAACACCCACTGACTGACGATATTTGTCTTGCCATTGACGACAATCCGTCCATCGCCTACATGTGTTTCGATTGGAAAAAATCTATGCGTACCGCTGCTGATTGGCAGTTGGATCAGGATCAAAAAAAGCTTGAGGATTTCTTAGAAGAGTTCTCATGCCTAGGTCACAGTGCTGACGCAGTTCTGTATCTTAGGGCTTTTGTCAATAACTTCCAAAGCATTATGCGCCCACAGGAGAACAACTGATGATTACTGGAAACGAATTCCTTAGAAAAGTTCAATCTCTTGATTTAACCAAAAGGGAACAAAAACCAGTTGGTTATTATATGGATCTTGTTGAAAAAGAAAATCAACAATATCGATATGAGGAGAAACTTTCAAAACAACGTCGTCTTGGTCTACCCATTCAAGGTCCACTCACATCAAAACAATTCAATAGGAACAACTCATGAAAAGAAAAATGAAGGACAAAAATTATTGGGCAGGTTTTACTGACAATAAAGTTAAAGTTGGATGGTGTAAGTATGATAAACATGTTTCATGTGAACCTAAAGAGCTTAACGTATCTGAAATTAGTTTCACTAAAAAACAATGGATGTATTTTAAAAGCATTGTAGATGACATGTTTAAGGAGCACTACTTATGACTGACCAACACCAATCGGCACAAGAAACTTTTTCTGTTCTGGATTTAGCAACTGAGAGATGTCTAGATTTAATTAAACAAAAAATTACAGATGTAGTCGTTACAGATTTAACCCTTCTAGTTGAAAGGGAGATACGGTCTGAAACAGAAAAACTCTTGGCTGACCTGACCATAGAGCAGTTTTTTGTACAAGACCTAATGTCTTACAGCCACAGGTTGGAACATATTATCCGGTGGGAGAGGAACAAAGAGTCCACTAAAAAACGTGTTGAATATAAATCTGAAGTGGTAGACGTGACCGAGGAGAACAACTAATGACTAAGTTCCTCAAACCACATGTTCATAATCAGAGTCTCCTGAACTCAAAATCAGGAGACCCTGATGGTTTTGTATCTAATGATGGAATGTGGGCTGCTATTCCTTGGGCAGGAAAGAAGAAAGGATTCTGTATTATACATAATGGTAATCAGGTGCATAGTGTAAAGACGTATAAACAAGCACTTGATTATATCAAAAAGTATTCTAAAATTAAAAAGAAAGCAACTTCCTCTCTTGAAAAATTTCTATGACTGATCAACAACAAAAACGCAAAGATGCACTTGGTCTTTTTTATGAAAGTGTATTGAAACCTGATCCTGAACTCAGAAAGTGTGCTCATAATCAAGAATGTTTTTTTGAGTTAATGGAATGGAGAGCAGAAATTCTAGAGTATCTTGATAATTGTAGAAATAAGGAGTTTCATCAATGACCGCACAATATATGTGGCTATTGGTATTTGGAGTTATTTTGTATGTGATAGTTGTTGATCCAAATGTAGCAAGAGCATTTGATTATGTTCTTAAGTTAGTGAATACAAATATTAGAAGAGAATTGTGGTGGTTAAAAAATAATCCTGCTAATCCTGTGGTAAAATATATAATGTACCGCAAAAATCTCAAACTTGCAAAGGAATTGAGAGAAAAAATAAATAAGCATCTAGAGGCAAAAGAATAATATGCTGTCTACGAAATACCGTCTTCGGTTAGAATTTATTTGTAAATGTATTGCAAATAAAGAAGAAGTGAAACTTGATGATATGGTATGGGCACAGAAACTTGCGAAAGCAAATACTTCTGCTCGTGAAATGTTAAAAAAGGCACGAAGACAATCTTCACAAGATATTGAGGAAGGTAGTATGGATGATTTTATGAATAGGATGGGGTTAGGTGACCCGGACCCATCCAATTATAAGACGGGATTTGGATCTGCTGATGAAATTGCAGATTGGTTTAAGCAAGAACGCAGTGACGATTGGAGGCAACGTGACTAGAACTAATCGTAATATACCTGTCAATAGGTATCCTATGCGAAACCCACGCACTTATAGTGAAAAGTCTCAACTTGAAGGTATTCTTAATGACCCTGATCTCAAAGATCTACCAGTCAATAAAGTAAATCGAATGAGATCTCGTCGTGGTGAGAAAGTACCTGATATGTATAGTGATATTATGATTTCTGCTTATTATGAAATATTTGCAAAAAAAAGGAGGCAAAGAGATTAAAATGCAAGCAGTAATTTACAGTAACGGAAGTCAAGAGTGTGAGAGAATGATATCTCTTCTTAAATCTCTTGGTGATGATTTCCATGAATATGTTTTAGGTGTTGACTTTGATGATAAGGCATTTGAGGCAGAGTTTGGAACAAATGCAACATATCCTCAAGTATCAATCGGTTATCATCACATTGGTAGTATGAAAGAGGCACTTCAGTATATGAATGAGCAAGGAATGTTTGTATGAACTTTGAGTTGACCTTAGAAGATCATACTATTATTCTCAACGCACTTCATTACTATAAAAAAGTTGAGAAACGTGGTAATTTCCGACAATATGATGAGGAAAGAATTAATGAATTGAGAGATAAGTTAGCACATCAACTTATCTGGAAGAATACTGATATAGATAATTTCATAACGAAAGAAATGTAATGACATCAGTAATTTTAATTGGTTGTTTTACTCCACTGATTATTATTTTCATTATAATAAAACTTTCTGTGTGGGTGTCTGCTGTTAATTCCGAGAAAACTTATGTCCGAACAGAGTCCAAAAAACCACACGGACCATATGTGGCAGATGCATATGCAGATGTTGATGCGGAGGAAGAAGAATATGGAGACCGCACAGATTATAGATGATGCACTTTATCAGTATTATACTGTAGATCAAGGTAAACCAGTTCCTAATTGGAAGTACATTAAAGATGCTGATTGGTGGATTGATTACCTTGAAAGTTTAGGTATTGATCCAAGAAATCCATAGTGTTAAATATAACACAAGTTGCACTGTAGCAATGGATCAGAATTTAAATTGGAACTTATTACATCAGTTTGCAAAGCAATTAGGTGAAGAGGGTCATGACTACAAAATACATAAGAGATCTTTATCAGACAAAGTGAGCACACACAAAGAAATTGTGATAGAATATGGGTATAAGCAAGAAGAACAATGATTCCAGTTTTTGTTGACGATCCTAACACATGGACAAAAATAGAAGTCCCACCAGAGATTGTGAGGTTCTGTAAGGATTTTACATTAATTAATCCTTATAATGATGATAATACAGTCAGTGAAAAATTAAGATTGATTGATTGTTATTGGTATAATATGGGGTATTATGATAGTGCTCCTCCTCTCTTTCCTTTGTTTAAATAATATGATTAATTTATTTTAGGGTAAATAGTAGTTTAGAATATCTAAAAGACATGGATCCTGATAGCATACAATTAGAGACCACATCTAAACTCTTTGAATATGAGAAACTCTCAAGGGAAATTGAGAACTGTGAAGATATTGATACAGTAAAAGAAACAGCTAGATGCTTTATTAAATTGTATCTAAGACATCAAGAAGTTACAACCCAAATTATGAAAATGCCATGAGTTTAATTGATCCACTGTTCTTTACGGAAACATCCAGTGAACCTTATGATCGACATCACTATAAAGTTATAAAAACTAATGGTGCGTCTCTTACAGTAGAATCATGGGGAGAAGCAAATGCAATTTGGTGGAATACTCCATCATCTTTTCTCTCTCATATTGATGTGCTAGATAAAAAAGAAGCAAAAGGTTTCAAATGATTAATGATTTTTTAGACAACTTAGGTGCTCAACAACATGAAAAAATGATTGAGAAAAATGCCAGCAAAGAAGAATACTACAACTCGCAAAGTGAAGGCAAAGAGTTCAACAAAAACTCCCAAGAAAAAGAAACTAACTCCTGAAGAAATGCATCCATTTAAAGCATTCCCTTATCGTTTAGAATACTGGGATGGTAATGAAAACAAAATCTGTCATTTTGATTGTGATGAACACAGACAAGCATACATCAAACGATACAAACTCAGAAAAAACAAATACACAATTGATGATTTCACCGTTGCCTAACCTAATCGCAACGGGCTTGATATTTCTGTCCGTCTTTGTTATAATCCTTGCAGGATACATTCACGGACACATGAACATCTCTGCTGTCTACAAAACTTTAAATCCATGACTAAAAAAGAATTTACTGGAAAGGGTGGTGAAATTTGGACTTGGGAAGAAACTCCTGAGGTTACTGAAGCACTCAAACAACTTCATGATAGAACAAGACGTGCTACTCTAAAAGCACAAGATGATCAACTGAACTATGATACAGGAGGAAAATGAAAGATCAACCAATCACAGTTGAAGACTATAAAGAGCACGGTCAAGAGTTCTTTGATAAGTATTTCTATGTTGCCAAAGAACTTGGTGAAGGTGCTAAGGCAGAAGACATCCTTAAAATTATGGAGTCTCTTGCTGGTGTTGTTATGAAGAAAAGAGTTGAGACTAAGGTCGGACCTTTTGGATTTAATAAGAAACCACCCGAAGAAAATAATGATCCAGACTGATACAAAACCAGAAGTCATTATACCAGAAGGTGCCGAACTAATTGATGATGTATTCTATGTTTGGGAAACACGTTATGGTTTGTTTTCTTCTATGACTAAACAAGGACGCAAAATGCTCACTGGCGCAATTAAAGATAATGTAATTATTATGACACGATTTCATCTTAAATGTGAGCAGGATGGAACCCTAGATAATCATACAATAGTTGTTTCTGGTGGAGGATCCTATACGGATTTGTAATTATGTACGAAGAATTAAATGATTTTGAGAAGGCACTACAGCATTTTGGGACTAGGGTAGAAATCATTACTGCTTTGGAAATGGGAAATAAACTTTCACCAGAAGATGCATATCAAATGATTAAATCTGAGATGAAAGAAATGAAAAAGGTGCGTAGGAAACAAAAAGATGACTGATTCTCTTAAAGTTCATCAAAATGAAGACGGTTCATTTGATATTGAATGGGATAAAGAAGATCCTAACTGGAGTTGGTTAAATACCATGACCAGTAAAGAAATCCAATCTTTCATGGAACAAGCAATTAAAGATGAACTTAACTCTAACGAATAAAAAATAATTATGGCACTCTCACAATCAGTCGAAGAATCACTTAAAGAAGCAGAACAATCATTAAGGAATGCACTTGCATTTGCCGCAAGACAAGAAAGACCAATGGTTTGTAGCACTATTGCAGAAATGATTAGTAAAATAGAATCAGTGATTCATACTGATGAAATTCTTGATAAACTTGAAAATCGTAAACCTGGAGATGGTGGTATGTTTGGTTCTTGGTTTGAGTCTGGTGAATAAATGTAAATAAAATCTTAAATTCCTAGATACTATTGAGTTCTAATGTTAGAATATCAACACTTCACAAGAAATCTATGACTTTACCAAAAAACGGCAAGAAATTGACTGAAAATGAAGAAAAAAGTATGAAAATTGCCCTGAAAGAGGCAGGTATTCGTGCAATTCATCCAGAAAGAATGGAAGCTCTTGCTCATTATTTGGTAGAAAAGGTAAAACAACAAAATAAATAAAAACAGAAAAGAATAACACAATGAAAGATATCGAAACTCACATCGCAAAGGATAAAGAAATCCTTGAAAATCCAACAATTTCTCCCCAACAAAGGAGACATATTGAAGGTGAACTACATGAATTGGAAGATTATGCTGAAAATCATAAGGCAGAGATTGAAGCAGGTGATCATCATGATCCGACACCATTAGAACTGTATTGTGATTCAAATCCATCAGAACCTGAATGTTTGGTTTATGAAGACTGATTGAGACAGTTCCGAAAGTGGCACACTGACCCCCATGGGGTCTTTTTTATGCTCTATAATAACAAGGTAATCGAAACACACACC